ACGCTAATGCTTCACTCAGTGAAGGCCCAGCTTTGATGGGTGAACCCCAAATAAGCCCCGCACAAAATGCAGCATTGAATATGGAAAAGTTGGTTCACGATCAACTTTTAGATACTAGGGCAGTAAATGTTCTTCGTAGTTCTATATTTGAGTCTGCACTGCTGGGAACAGGCATAGTAAAAGGACCATTTAACCACTACAAGCGTGTGCATCGTTGGGAGCGTGGTCCCGAAGGACGTGTGTACAATCCGTACGAGAGAGTAGTGCCACGTATAGAATACGTATCGGCTTGGGACTTTCATCCAGATCCATCAGCCACGAGCATAGAAGATTGTGAATACGTAATACAGCGACATCGTATGAATCGACAACAGCTACGTAGCTTGATTGCACAGCCATACTTCTATGCAAATGTAATAGAAGAGTGTCTTGCCAAAGGGCCAAACTACGAAGACAAATATTACGAAGACACAATACGTGAAGAAGAAACAGAACCATATGTAGGTGATACTCGTTACGAAGTATTAGAATATTGGGGCGTCCTAGATGCCAAGATGGCTAGAGAAGCTGGCCTAGACATTCCCAAAGAAACAGGAGAACTAGACCAGATACAGGTAAACATATGGGTATGTGGCACGATGGTGCTACGTTGTGTCTTAAATCCATTCACCCCTGCACGTATTCCGTATCAGGTATTCCCGTACGAAATCAATCCGTATCAGATCTGGGGTGTAGGTGTAGCGGAAAACATGGAAGATGCACAGTTGCTGATGAACGGACACGTTCGTATGGCAATAGACAATCTCGCTTTAGCTGGTAACTTGGTGTTCGATGTAGATGAAGCTAGTCTTGTTCCCGGACAGAACATGGATATCTTCCCCGGAAAGATATTCCGTCGTCAGTCAGGTGTGACTGGTACAGCAATCAACGGACTTAAGTTTCCTAACACTGCGCCTGAAAACATTCAGATGTATCAAATATCACGGCAGCTTGCCGACGAAGAAACAGGCTTACCGTCTATTATGCACGGACAGACTGGAGTTAGTGGAACAGGACGAACAGCATCAGGTCTGTCTATGCTGTTAGGTGGGGCAAGTCTGTCCCTAAAGACAGTCATAAAGAACATAGACGACCACTTACTAAAACCACTGGGCGAATCTTACTTCCAGTGGAATATGCAATTCAACGAAACATCCCCCGACATCGAAGGCGACTTAGAGATCAAACCTCGTGGTGTAGCTGCAGTGATGCAAAAAGAAGTACGCAGTCAACGCCTCACTACCCTGTTACAGACGGTATCTAACCCTATGTTAGCACCGTTTATCAAGATACCTAACCTTATGCGCGAACTTGCTATCGCACAAGACATAGATCCTGACAGTCTTGTAAACGATGTAAACGAGGCGCAGATCTTCGCAGAGATGTTGAAAGGATTAGCCAATGCTCAACAAGAAGCAAGCCAGCAAGCTCAGTCCCCTGCTGGGGAACAGGGAGGCTTGGGAGAGCCTAGAGGAGCACCTCCGGGAGCAGATCCAAATGACGCTTCGGGCGTTGGTGGCGGCACAATCGGAACTGGAAGTGTTCCGACTGCAGGGGAAGATAACTTCACTGGAACAGATCAAGGGGCTGAAGGCGGACTTTAATGCCGCTATAGATGCAAAGAATGGCAATTAACTCCGTTATACAAAACTATATTGGTTCGCTTATCGCAGAAGAAGCGTTAGCACCTAGTGCTCCGGGTATACGTACGCCAGATCCATTTAGCGAAGAGGAACGAGCAGACATAGGGTTTCAAAAGTTTGGAACTAGAATTGTAGATAGAGATATTGACTTAGGCACAACTGCATCAACTCGTCGCGAATCTGATGGCGATACTACAGGATATTCTGGACCGCTAGATGTGTCTAGAATATACAGAGAGCAAGGGGCTGTTCTTCCCGAACAGGGATTTTTTGACAAAAAATTTGGTAGCAAGCCAACTATAGATAAAATTACAGGTAAAATTAGTTACGGTATGCCACGAGGAATGAGTCCTTTTCTTGGATTTTCAGGTATATTCGCACAGTTAGGTAGCGCGGCTAGTAGAAGAAACCTAGAACGTATCTATGAAAAGATACAAGCAGGAGAAGAAGGCTACGGACTAGCCATGTTAAATGGTAGAGTAGTAGGAGTCGGTCCCGGACCTATGGAGGGATCTACAGTTCTTTCCGGTGTTCTTCCGGAGGGTTTAACAAGTCAACAACGATATCAACTTGGACAAAGTATACTCGCTGCTGGTGCCCCTACAGATGAACCACCTCCACCCCAACTTAGTTTTGAGGAAAGAAAAGCGCAATACGAAGCATCAGGGGAATCACCGGACGGAAGTTCTTCTCTGTTGTCTGGCGGAAACATAAACATCGTTCAAGACGACGCTGGTAGACCCGTAACAAGTGGAGGAAAGCCTGTCACAACCTCTGCTGGTCAGTACGTTGATCCTGCGTTACTGGCTGCACAAGCGGATGCTATGAAAGCTGCAGCACAACAAGATAAAGCACCAGTAGAAGCTTCTCCCTTTGAAGTTCAAAGAGATGAACCTGCTTCAAGCCCATCTCGACCAGAGCCATCCGGGTATGGTAGGGATAGCAGCGGTAGTCAAAGGTCTGATCCGTCTGGATATGGTGGCTTTGGCGGTAGGAGGGCCACTGGAGGCACTGTAGGTTTTGCAGAGGAGGGTACCACCCAAAAAGATCCGATCCAGCGTACGGGCTTCGTAGAGGGGCCACCGCAAGAATACGCAAAAGGCACTACTGTAGCCGACACAGAAAACCTGCGAGTCAAAGAGGGTTCGTTCGTAATCAACGCACCGATGACTGAGAAGCTGCAAGAGGCTGGGGTCTTACCGAAAGGCAATCAAAAACGCAAAGCAGCTAAAGGTGGCAATATGATGGAAGTGGCTTTGTCTAAAGGTGAGTACGTTGTCGAGCCGAAAGATGTGCCCAAGTTTGGTGGCTACAACTTCCTAGAAGCTGTGAACGATATGGGCAAGCCTGAAGTTGAGCGAAGACAGGCTATGCAAAATGGTGGATTTGTTACCCCGCCTGAACGCAGTCCATTTAGAAAACCTGTGCAAGTTACAGGAGATGAATACGGAAAAAATATGTCTGCCTTAGAGGCTGCACCCGCCCTTTTAACAGGAACTTTAGATGATGTAAATGAAGCTTTAGCGCAATCAGCGGCGTACAGAGAAAGATTTAAACCCCAAGATAACGATGCTTCTGAAGACACTTTACGTCATATTTTAGTGTCTGGGTATATGCACAATAAACCAAATAAATTTGCTAGATATTTTGGAGATATAGCTTCCGGACTTTTAGATGATAGAGAACTTGGGGGCAGTGTTGAAGATCAGATAGATTTAAATAACAATGCGTATGGAAGAGCACTTAGAGAAAAATATCCTGATAGGGATGAATTTACAAAACAAGCCATTCGTGTTGTGAGAGAACTTTACAGAGGAAATCCTAAAAAATTAGGTGATTTAAGTCCTATGTTAAGCACAGGCAGAGAATAAAAGAATTCGTCGGCTACCCGTTAACAACGGCCCCGACACAACCGGAGCGGCTACCCACAGCCAAGTGGCCCCGCAAGTGAGGTAAACAAAATGGCAAAAAAAGTACGTGGCATAAGAGCCAACAAACCAAACGACTCTTTCGGAACTATCAATAGCGAGACTCTCTACAAAGGCAACTATCGTGAAGAAGTCTACAAAGACGAAGAAGACGATACCCCAGAGGTAGAAGCAAGCGAAGATACCGAACAACCCGAATCAAACAGCTTCGTAGAAACGAAAGAAGAGAAACCGGATCACGACTACAAGAAGCGATACGACGATCTGAAGCGGCACTACGATAAAAAGCTAACAGAGTTTGAAGAGGAGAAACGGCAACTGGCAGCGGCAACGCAACAAGCAAATGTTCCTATGCCAAAGACAGTTGAAGAGTTGGAGGAATTCAAGACACAGTACCCTGATGTGTATGGGGTGGTCGAAACGGTAGCAGCGATGCAAGCCAACGAACGCACCAGCGAACTTCAAAAGGAACTAGAAGTTATCAAGGAACGTGAAAAGGAGACTGTGGTACAGGCGGCTTACCGCGAACTTACGAACAATCATCCTGACTTCGATGAAATCAAGACGGATGAGAAGTTCTTAAACTGGCTACAAGAGCAACCCGAATCCATTTCGGATGGTATCTACAATAACAATACCGACGCTCGTTGGGCCTCACGAGTCCTAGATCTGTACAAAGCAGATGCAGGTATCTCAAAAAGGAAGACTAGCAAGGCGAAGGCCGACGCTGCGACTTCAGTACGTGCTCCTAAAGCTAGGGAGATTACATCTGAGCAAGGCGGAGACAAGCGCATTTGGAAAGCTTCCGAAATCCGTGGCCTCAAGCCGTGGGAGTTTGAAAAGTTTGAAAGCGAGTTAGACTCCGCACGTAAAGAGGGACGGATCGACCCTAACAACTAACCTCATAGAAGAAGAGGAAAGAACCAATGGCATTTGGTACTGCTGCAGGTTATGGTAACCTGCCCTCCGGTAATTTTACTCCGGAGATTTTTAGCCAAAAAGTCCTCAAGTTCTTCCGTCGTGCTTCGGTTGTAGAAGATATTACTAACACCGACTACGCGGGTGAAATTGAAAACTTTGGCGATACGGTTCGCATAATTAAAGAACCAGTAGTCACAGTCAGTTCGTATACACGGGGTTCCGTCGTAAACGCACAAGACTTGGCTGACGATCAAATCACGATGGTTGTCGATAACGCAAACGCTTTCGCGTTTAAGATCGACGATATCGAAGAGCGGCATTCGCACGTGTCTCCT